GTGCAGACACGTCCGTTGATATTAATGGCAGTCACGCAGGAGTTAAAAAAGTTGCGCAGAATCTTCCAGGCACTGTAAGACAGTCCGCCGGCTTCTACACCGAGAATAGCCGCGCCGTAGGTCAGCGTGTTCATGTATACAAACTCGCAATCGCTGATTTCGACGTTGTCGGAGTTACAGACCGGGGAGTAGATGGCGTACCAAGAACCCGTCTGTCCCTGGAAGCGGCAACCCTGAATCTTGGCATAATTGGCGCCGCCCAACAGGATCGCTGCCGGAATGCCCGCCGTGTATGTCGGGGGTTTGAATTTAATATTGCTGACCAGTACGTCCGCAGCGTTGATGGTCAAACAGACGGTATCGGTGGCGGAAGTCCAAACTGCCATGTCCGTACCGGTGCCCGCGCCAATAATAGAAATGCCTTTCTTGGCGACGGCCACGGTGACCACCTCCGTGAAACTGCCTTTGATGAGAATGATATCCCCGGTCACTGCCAGCGCGACGGCCGCGGCGATGGTTAACAACGCAGACGACCAACTGGTGCCGCTGTTTGACGCACTGCCGTTGACACTGTCAACGTAGTAAGTAATGCCGGGTAACAAAGCGCTTTGTCCTCTGCCAATCGCGCCTTCGATAATACCCATGTTAATTTATCCTCCTGAATTATTTAGGGCGGGTTCTTCGCCCGCCCTATTTTATTGATTGTTGTAAATAGAGCGCTGGTAAATAGAGCGCTGATAGAACTATATGCCGGTAACTTTGCAGAAAGCCGTGCCGCGGAAGTAGACCGCCGCGCAGCGCAAGGTGGCTTTGATGGCCAGCACGCCGGAGACGAACAATGAGGCGTGACTGTTGGTCAGTTCGACCGTGATACCGCGTTTGACGTACAGTGCGGCATAGTTGGCGAAGTCTCCCACCACGCCGGTGTTTTCCGTTTCCGCTGTTGTTACGATGACCGGAACGCCCCACATTCTCTCCGGGCCGGGATCGTTCGGGTTGCCGAAGATATAAATACCGTCGGCAGTGCGTAACAGGCGGATATCCTGCCAGTCATTGGGATGGATGATTATGGCGGAGGGTTCGGCAAAGCCGGTGCCCGCCGTAACGCCGCGTACCTTGGTCATGGCCTTGAAGAAAGCATCCGGAGTCGGGTCCGCGCCTTTGGCCTGGGTCTGAACGCCGGTAGCATTGAAAACACCGCGCAGGGCGGGAGTGTTACCGGAACCGGCTATCAACTGTCCATCCACCTTGTTGCGGACCATGTAGGTCAGCCGGTTGTTGATGAAGTCTTCAATGCCGGCTACATCTTCCATCTGTTCTTCGGTGACGGGAATCCAGACGGCAACCTTTTCGATGGGTACGGACCGCTCGGTCATGGCAATGGCGGCTTCACCGTAAGCCGTGGGGGCGGCGGCGTTAGTCTCTTCGGCGATTTCCGCGGCGTTGTTGGTATGGGTCGTTTCCTCCATGTATTTAATGTCGGAAAGGCCCGTGGTATACGTGGGGAAGAGGTCCGCAACGCGTAGCGGGCGCAGCGGATATAACTCAGTCCGCGGGATGCGCAGGGATTCAGGCGCCCAGCCGGACCCTGTCTGGATAATGGATTTCAGGTCGATATCCAGATCAGCGGCTTTGCCGTTCTTGACCAGGTGAGCTTCTTTGAATAATGTGCCGATGGATTTCTTTTCCGCGCCCGCGCCGGGCGTCTCGTGAGCGAAATTACCCTTATAACCGGCGGAATCATCCGCGAGCTGGCGGGATTTGACGATTTCGCCGACTTCCTTGTAATCGTCATGCAGGTCGGCCACTTCGACATTGAGTTTCTTCAGCTCGGCGATTTTAGCGGTGGTATCACCGTCACCCAGACAGGTCACTTTTGAGAAATCGAAATCCGTTCCGGCTTCTTTTAGTACCTGTTCGATGACTTTGTTTTTCGCTTGCAGCGATTCCATGATTTGTTTCATGGTAGTAAGTTTAGTTTTCAATTTAACATCTCCTGATTTATTTTTGTTTTTAGTAATAATGCGTGTGCCAGGACTGCTTTGCCGTCATCCGGCGTTGCAGCGGGAGTGGGAGCGGTAGTATCCAGCAGGTCTTTCAGGTCGGCTACCACGGACGTTAACGATTCGTGGCATTTACCTAATCGTTCCCTGTTGGCGGCAGAAAGGACCCGCCCGTCTTTCCGTCTTAAATCAGCAAGCGATTTAGTCCGGGCTAACCATTCGTGCGCGGCAGCAAGCACCGCCTCCGTCTGGTCGCTGTAGGTCGCGCCCTTATCATCAGATTTGATTGCCAGTGTGGCTGTCTCCACCCCGGCACCGCGCAGTACCGGCGAGGCTTCGAATACATCAAGGCGTTTCAATACGCGGAATACGTTGGGGTTGTCTTTCCACGCCGATTCCTCATCGATTTCCAGAATCTTGAAACCGTAGCTCCATTCCTGGAGATGAGGAGCAAATTTAATTGTTTCGTAATGTTCTTTGCCGGTGGCGGAATTTAAATTTAATTCTCCGTCCACCAATACGTCATTGCCGTTCTCGCGGATGAAACCTTTACCAATCGGTAACCCGCCTGACCAACTGGTGTGGTCGTAAGCGGAAATCAGAATCTCCTTGCCCTGGGGAAAAGCGCCGGGGAGAGTGACATCCCCGTCTTTATCAATCACCCCCAGTGTGGCGATGCGGGCGGTAAAGGAACCGGGTTTGTCCGCCTTGAGTTCAATGCCGGTAAATGATTTGTATTTGATTTCCATATTATTAGCCTCCAAATAAAAAGACTCCCCATTGCTGAGAAGTCTCTATAATTTTCTAAGAAATAGTCTAAGCGGGAGGATTGGCAGCCGGTACCGGCGCCGACGCGGGCGGTTTGGGCCGCTGCGCCTCAAATTGGTCGGCGGGCAGCATGTTGGCCGGGGCCATGTATACATCACCCTCAGTTCCGGGCAGCGGATTTTGATTTTCCAATTCCCGCACGTCATTAGCAGACAGCCATCCCCAGTTCCTGCCAATAGAGTATGACTGGAACCGGCTCACGAGATCTCCTCGGAGGAGCGCGTCCATCAAAAATTCGGTGAAGTGCGTGCTTTTTTCGTTGGGCAATAGAAGTTGCCGGTTGGCCGAGCGTTCAATGCGGACATCCCACGGCCGCATTGTATAAATGACAAATTCCAGGGATTGCTGCTCAATATTGTTGTTTGTTGCCCTGTCCAGGTCGCCAATCATGTGCGGTTGGACATGGAAGAAGCTGGCGACTTCCCCACGCTGAAATTTACGTGTTTCCAGCCATTGGGCGTCATTGGGCGGGATATTGTTTTTGTTATATTTCATCCCCTCTTCGAGGATGAGCAAGCGGAAGGCTTTATCCACACCCTGATATTTTTTCTCAATATTATCTTGAAATGTCTTTTGGGCTGCTGCACCCATTGTATGGGGATGTTCGAGTATCCCCCCGAAGCTCAGTCCGTTGGAGAACATCTTCGATCCAAGTTTTTCTGCCGCGATCCCCAATCCAATCTGATTCCTGGCGTAGGTTAACGGCGTAACGCCGATCAGACCATCTAAACTAAACCCTACAATATGCCAGACACGGAACGCGGGGAGTGTAATTAACCCGGCTTTCTCCGATTGATATTGATATTCAATCTGTCCGGTTTGGGAATTACGGACCTTTCGCGTCCTGTCCGGGTTCATAATCCATAATGCTTTGATTTCCGTTCGTGTATCATCCCAATCAATATAGGAGTAGGCGTTGCCGTTGCATGCCACAAGGTGATACATCAGCGTTTCGATATAAGAAAAGCTGTCCATTTCCGGATTTGGTTCGTCATGCAGCAGCCGGTAGAGCGAATGTCCGGTGGCGCGTTGTTTTCCACGGGGCTCCAAACGTTCGTACAGAATAAATGGTAGTGACGCCTGTGTACCCGCCAGCAGCGTTACGCACGCCCAGAAAGCGGAATAATTTAATGCCTTATCCGAATTGACGGAAATACCGGCATCACTATCACCGCCCATGCTCAATTCAGTAAAGAAACTATTGTCTCCGGTATAGCCTCGACCCGGCAGCTGGCGCCCATCGTAATAGGCAATGCTGATCGCTTTTCTGACTGCTGCGGAAACCATAGTCGTTATTGGATTAGTCATTTAAATCTCCATTAGAAAATCAGCGGTCCGCGAGTTTCGTATATCGATGGTCCGGTATCAGTATTTCGGGTGGCACGGTCAAGTGCCATGATCATCGCTACGGCGCCATCGATGCGTTGTGTCGCTTTGGCTTTATCCGGTTTGAGGTTTCCTGCCGGGTCCTGGGTTACCACCAGGTTGTCAACATTCCATCGCAAGACCGCGTTTCCGTCCTGGCGCATCTTCTTCTGTAAGACCAGCGTCATCAGTTCTTTAGTGGGCGGACTCATCGAAACATAACCCTGGCCGAACTGGACTAGATGCCGGCCATGAACTTTTAGGTCGATTTCAAATCCTATCTTCTGCAGATCGTAAATTATCTTTTGGCTGCCCCAACGGTCGAAGGCCAGCTCACGGATGTCATATTTCTTTAATTTCTCCTCGAGGTCATGGATAATGAAGTCATAATCGACAACATTACCTGGTGTAGCATGGACCAGTCCATCTCTTACCCATTGCTGATAAGGCACCCGGTCCTTATGTTCCCGCTCGAGCATTGCCTCTTCCGGAATCCAGAAATCGGCCAGTATACTGTAAGAACCGTCAGCGTGGGGAAAGACCAGACTTAATGCGGTCAGATCCGTTGTAGTAGAAAGGTCAAGGCCCGCGTAACATGGGCCGGATAATTCATCCTCGTTAAAATCAACTTTGCAGGCGTCCCACAGATTGATTTGCATCCACCGTTCTGCGGAATTAACCCATTGGTTAAGATACAGTCGACGGAAGGTCATTTCGAAGGCGGGCATCTCTTGGGCCTGTTTGCACAAACTACGCATTTCATCTATTTTGCGAAACATCCCCAGTGCCGGATTACACTTTTTCCATACAGTCTCTGATGTCCAGTCAGCCTCTTCCGGAGCTGCGTAGATCACCGGCAGGAAGGTCGGGTCTTCGATAATGCCGTCTTTAACTTTACATGCATAATCATGAATCTCCGAGCCGATGGAGTTGCGGTCATAACCGGCGGTCGTCATCACCGCGCTTACCGGTTGCCGGCGGGCGCCGCTGGCGGTCCGCATTACATCCCAGAGTTCGCGGTTGGGTTGCGTGTGCAGTTCATCGAAGATATTACCTTGAACGTTTAAGCCGTGTTTGCTATAGGCCTCGGCCGACAGTACCTGATAAAAGCTGTTGGTGCTATGGTCCACAATTCGTTTCTGACTTTCGATGATAACAAGGCGTTTCGATAATGCCGGGGACTGCCGGACCATCGGCGCTGCGGCATTGTAAATCAGAGATGCTTGCTGTCTATCACCAGCGCAGGAAAAAATCTGCGCTCCGGGTTCGTCATCCCCCACCAGTAGATAAGTGGCCACCCCGGCCCCCAGTTCCGTTTTTCCATTTTTGCGCGGAATTTCCAAATACAGGGTGCGGTACTGCCGGGTGCCATCAGCGTTCAAAGTCCCGAAGAACTTCTCCAGCGGCTTCTTCTGCCATGGCATCAGGTGAAAGGGTTGTCCCGCCCACTCACCTGTAGAGTGTTTAAAGTTGTCGATTATGTTCAGGACACGATCGGCTTCTTCTTTATGAAATCCCGAGCGGATTCTTTTTATCACCGATACGGTCATATCAATTTAACCTTCGTGTCTTTAATGCTTTGTTCAGCGGATCTTCATCTTCCGGTTTCTTTGTCGGTCCGGGAATGTTGATATGTGATTTAGGAGTTATCCCCAGTTCGATCGCAAAGGCTTTCATTTGGGTGAGCGCGTCCTGCGCAATCTTGACTTCGGGTCTGGCCCTGACGCCGTGACGCGCTTCCATGGTCAGTCCCTCTTTATTCAAAACTTCTTCCGCAGCTCGCCACCTAGCATAAGCGCTGCAGTACCCGGCTAATGTTGACCGGTTGTTTTTGTTGAGGTTCTTCAGTTCCCTGATAACGCGGTTCCATTCCCGCTTTGCTTCTCTGGAAAGCCAACTGGGACAAGTCGGTATACCGGTTGGTTCCTGGGAGTCGTCAACTATGGGACGGTGTCCGGGATTCCCTTCCAGTTCTCTGACCGCAGCGGTCTTTTTGTTGTGTCCGCCGGATCCAGTACCACCCATTATCTATTTACCCCCTATATTCCCCCATAAAACTTTTGCTTTTGCTGCGAAATCTCGCGCGGACTTGCGCACTCGGTTTGCGGTGTTAAGGCTGCAGAGATTGGATACCCCTACCCCTTCTGTTTGTTGCCGAACGCGCCGTCTTCAGAGGCGGTCTTGATGTCATGGCATTCTTTACAGGATGATTGCCAATTGTTCTCGTCCCAGAAAAGTTGATAGTTTCCCTTGTGTGGAATGATGTGGTCAACGAGAGTGGCTGCCTTAATAACAGGTGGGGTCTTCTTCTGGCAGATTGCACATAATGGATGCGTGATAAGATATGCTTTACTTGCCTTATGCCAGCGCCAGTCATACCCACGTTCCGTTGATGTGCCGCGGCGTTCGTCTATCTGTTGGTTGCGTTGTTTGAGATGGGCATCACAGAGGCGTTCTTTGTTAGTAGTAAGTAGAGGGCAACCGCTGTGTGCACATGGGCGTGCCGGCTTGTAGGGCATGTTATACAACCTGCGCAGGATTATGCGGGCGTTCACTCATAAACTTGCCCAGGTCTTCTTCTTCGGGGATATGGTCGATTAAGGGTTTCTGAGATTCATTGAACATATCCAGGCGGGTGTGATAAAGGTTCCACTGAATATTGCAAAGGTCAATGCGCTCTTTATCTGTGATGATGGCCCAGACAAGCATCGATTCTCCTCCTTCTGTGGGCAAAGAAAAAGCCCCTCGTTTAAGAGGAGCTTTAATATACTAGGCATAGTGTTCTGTTATTTGAAATACTACTACTGATTGTGGCTTATTGTCAAGTAGGGCGGGAAAATATTTTAAACCGATTATTTTCGGTTTAAGCGTTTCTCTCTTTCATAACGCCACTGAGCAAACGTCTGCTTCCGCCGGCGAAGGCAATAGTCTACCGCTAACTTTGCCAGTATTGACAGGTCATCATATTTTGTCAGTCCGAATCCTACCTCATGCACTAAGACCAGTTGGGCATCGCCGCACAACAACAGCCGTTGATTGACTTCTTCATCGATGGCGTGCAGCCGAATCATGCTAATCAGTTCTTCTTCGGTGAAAACCCGTTTTAATTTCCAGGTCTCAAAGTCGACAAGCGGCGTGGCGCCGCCGCAGATATAGTTTAACGCCGTTTGCGCTTCCGGACTGAGCTGCCAGGGTTCAATACGGTTTTCTTTGACATTTGCCGGCAGGTTCTTGCCCCAGTTCCGGACTTCTTCGATAAGCGCTTCTCCCGATGCTCCAGTCTTTGCCAGTCTGCCGGTGATTTCAGAACGTAATTCTGCCACCGTCGACCAGCGGGCCGTTAACCGCGGCGCGACCCTGATAGCCGGGTCAATGCCGGTGTAACCGGTCTCTTTGGGGTCCGGCGGGTATAACGCCCATAGGTTTTCAATCAGAAAAATGCACTGCACGCGGCACAAAGGATTTAGCGCGCTCATTGGATACCATTCAGCATCCGGATATCCGCAGAAGATACCGGGTCCGCAATTATTGCAGTCGCTCATCATCTACTTCCTTAAATCGCTATTCTTTTGTCCTCTTCGGAAAGTCTTTCTTTCCAGGTAAGTTGTTTTTGACCTGCAGAGTCAATGACCTGCTGCAGACAACCCCTGGGACTGATGAGTTTCTCCAGATACCGTTTGGCGGTGATCACACTGCAACCCGTCACTTCCGCCCCACCGCTGGCAGCATCCTTGTGGGATATCA